CTTTATTAGAACCTCTACCTTTAAAATAAAATAAATAATTAGGGGCTGAAAGTGTCTGTTTCTCCTTTAAAGTAAGGATAATTTGACTCGTAGCACCTTTCGTTAAATATATCATACTACTAAATAGATAAATTATGGAATTTTACAACAAAGAAAAAGCCACCCCCGAAGGGATGGCTAATCTACCTACCTATAACGAACCACGAAAGCCTTATGACACGAGACCTGCGATAATTCCGCTATTTACTTCGGGAGCAAGTTCTTTCTCGCCACCTGTAAAAGTCAGAGAATATCCATTACGGTCTCCTTGTGCGGTTCCTGTTGCAGAAGTTCCACCGGTTACATCTAAACCAGAATAGCGACCTAACAACCAATATTTGTCGTTAGCATCTTGAACAACTGCCATTAATGTATTTTTAGCAAGTAACAAGATTTCATTTCTTGTATTTGCTTGGAGTTTGTTAAGAACGATAGAAAGTTCTTGAGCATAAAACACAGTTCCGTTCTCAACAGAAGCGGTAATGGTTTCAGTCAAAGCACCTGTATTCTTAACTAACTCATATTTGTAGAATACTTTTCCCGCTGCTTTTGTGATAGCTGAAACGATACCAGAAGCTTCAGTAACCGAACTCACGTTAGCGTGAGCGATTAACCATACCGCTTTGATACCGCCTAAACTTTCTCTGCAATCGAGAGTGTATCCTTGTGTTAAAGCACAAGCCATTGTATTGAGTTTATTAAGTTAAGAGTGGGTAACCCCGAAAGATTACCCACCTTTTAAAATTAGATAATGAAAGAAGCAATCTCATCCAAGAAGGCAACATTCACACCCATCTTGAACTCGCTCACGAAACGAACTTGGTCAGCCTCTTTAGCATAGAAAAGTTCGAAACGCTCTTCTTCATTTAGAAGGTCTGTTCCCAAGAACATATTGCTCAAACGGATAGCATAAATCTTGTTTACACCATTCAGACCGGGAGTTGCTACAACTTTGATTGGTGTACCGGGCAAGAAGAACTCGCTATCAGCCTTACCATCGAAAGCATAGTTGAACATATTTGCATTCTTCAATGCGATTGTGTAAGTACGGAACACATCTTGACCGCACCAGATAGTCATATCATCTTTTGCTACAACAGTCGCAGGAATTGCTTTGTAAAGAGCATCGAAGATAGCTACTACATTCGCAGTAGTGATTGCAGTTGCAGTACCACCGTAGTAAGTAGCATTGTTAGCTTCAACGGCAGAAGAACCAATCAAAGTAACTAAACCTTGGAATTTGTTAAGGTTTACATTCGCACTTCCTGTTGAACCTTGCCAGATAGCAGTTTCAAGTTGAGCAGCGATACGAGCAGCCTTCTTGTCTGTGTAGTCGGCAGCGAAAGCGATTGAATCGTAACGGCTTCCCTCTGGTAAAGCCTTCTGCAAATATTTTGCTTCAAGGTCTTTAGGGCAAAGAGATTCGTTTACTTTAATCTTACCTACGGTTACAGTACGCTGTGTGAAAGTAGTAGAACCAGAAGCATTAAAGCCACAAGTACCACCGCTTTGGAAAATAGCGTCAGTATCCATAATGTTGATTGTCTCGGCAGATTTTACACCTACCATTACGTTTCCTTGACTTTTAATCAAAGAAGCGGTTTTGCTTCCGAGTACGGAAGAAGTTACCAATAGAGCTTCATTCTCTTTGGTATAATTTGCTAATGCTGAAACATCAAAAGCCATTGTTATTAAATTTTAAGTTTTTAAAAATTTATTTTGCGTAATTAGAAAGAAAACGAGAGATTTTGTCGTTTTTAGATTCGAAATGCTTTGTGAATTGTTTAGGTTGTGTAGGAGCAACAGAAGGAGTTTTTGTTAATTCGATAACAACATCTGTTAATTCAGAAATAGCTTTTGAAAATTTGTCGCTCATTTCTTTGATGTTCTCATTCATTTTAACTTCAGCCTCTTTCTTGTAACTCTTCAAAGCCTCGATTTGTGCTTCCATTTCAGCTACCTTCTTCTTCATTAATTCAACTTCAGATTCGGGTGCTTCCACTTCTACTTCGGGAACTTTAATCTCAAGGATTGTGCCTGTTTCATCTAAAACGATAACAGAACCATCAGCAAGAGTATGCTCTCCGACAGGAGCAGGAACTTCGTTTCCAGCTTCATCTAAAAGAGTAACCTTACCACCAACCTCAAGTTTATCAACCATAACTTTAACGCCACTCGCTAAAACGTATTCAGCGAAATTGGCTACGGCAACTTCTGGAGCATCTACCGATGGCTCGATAGTAGCTTCAGCGAACATCGCCTTGATTTTTAATAATGCTTCTTGTGGAGACATAAGAAATTTACCCATAAATAGTAAACACTTATGTAAGTGACCAAATAGAAAAAAGGGGATGTAGAAACACCCCCTTCAAACAAAACTATGAAAACCAAACTATGAAACCTCTTTTAGAATGTCGATAATGTCTTGCATCATCTTTTCTTCCTTCGATTGGGTTTTGTAATTAAATATCCCCTCAACCGAAAACCCTTGTACTTTGCCATCCTTAATCATCTGCCAAACATCATCATTCTCAACTTTGAAAGAACCAAACCAACTACCATCCTTAACATCTTCAAAACCTTTCATCGGTTTAATTCCTCTGTTTTCATCTACTATCCAACTCTCGAACATTGTGATTCCATCCATTACTTGACCGGAATCGTGCATCAAATTTACATTATTTTGGTAACCTTTCTTGAAATATTTTTGAGCAATCTTTTTAATAGTGTCTTTAGTAAATACAACATAATATTCCCCGTTTGCATCGTTTCTGTAAATAGGAGTATCGGCTAACATCAAAGCACCACTAATGATTCTTTCCTCTTCATCTTGAATGGCAAACTTTTGTCTTTCTATTGACTTTATTTTAGCCTCTGCCCAACTTAAAGCACTCGCTCCACCCCAAGCATCGTACATTAATTGCCCACAACCATCTCCGTAGCCTTTTGATTTTTCCGCATTTTCTTTGTGCCTTGAAAGGAAAGAATACATTCTTTTAATTGTCTCAAAAGATATCGGTTCGCCTTTTGCTAATTGATTAGCCCTTTGCTTACCAACAGGAGTACCACAAGAACCCCATCCGTTTTCTTCTGCCCATTTTAAAGCCGCCTTTGCGTTATTACTTACCGCCTCTGGATAATCCGAATACGAATCTTGGAAAGCTAAAAATGATTTCTCAATCGCAGGTCTATCTACGAGAGCTACAAAATCAACTTCAACATTTGAATCTAAATCCTCTACTATGTCTAAACGATATATTGGTAATTCTTTTTCCATAACTATAAATAGATTTTAACCTAATCTTGCCGCTCTGTTAATTCTTCTAATTCTTTCTTGTGAGTTAGTAACATCAGTTTCAAGCACATAGGCACGATTCGTAGCTGAACCTAATTGCTGAATGGCTTGTGCATTTAATAAAGTAGGACTTGATTGAATAAATTGTCCGGGGTTAATTGGCGGTGTATTTGAAATTGCAGGAGCAGAAGTGTTGTCGCTAACTCCTTGAGAACCCGGTGGCGGTGGTATTTTAGTAGAAAGTATCTTCTTTACATTTAGTAAACCCGCAAGGATTACAGTACCCGCAGCAATTCCACCAAATGGCGGTGGATATGTTGCTAATGCTTTGTTTGCACCCGCATAAGTATCAACTGTCGCTTGAGCAACAGATAAAGCCTTACCTGCTACGGTATTTCTACCAACCGCATCAGCGATTGTACCTAATGCCCCAGAGATAACGGCAGCCTTTGCTTCTGCCGCTGCTTCATCTCTTTTCCTTTCTTGTTCTTTTGATTGCTTATCAAATAAATCAAGTTCCGCTTGTGTTGCTTTTCTATCAACTAATTTTTGCCTTTCGAGTTCACGAATTTGTTGGTATCTTTTTTCTTGCTCTTGATAGGAAAGATTTTGAGATTCAATTTCAAAACCTAATAACGCAGCATATTGGTCTCTTGCATCTTGAATATTCTTTCCTGTAATTACAGACAATGCCTTGCTTACATCTTGTGCGGAAGTAACTTGTAATAATAAATCTTTACGAGTGTTAATTGCATCTTGTGCTTCCTTTTCTTCTCTTCTCTTTTTTTCCGCTTCGGCTTGTTCTTTTTCAAACTTTCTTATTTCATCACGAGTATAAACTAATAATGCTTTTCGTGATTCAAGTTGTCTTTCTAATCTTTTCTTTTCTTCAGCCGCTTCCGCTTCTTCTCTTTTCTTTCTTTCTTCAGCCGCCTTTTCTTGTGCCTCTTTTCTTTTATCTAACTCCTCTTGTTCGGTTTTAGTTACTTCTTTTGTTCCTTGAATAAATCTTTTATTGGCTTCATCATATCTTTTACCAAAACCCGTAACCGCTTCTTTTGCACTATCCCAAGCACCAGTAAAATCCCCTTTAATTAATTTACCAACGGCTTTACCTAAACTTCCAAGACCTTGTAAAAATGAAGTAATAGCGGAATATGCAACACCGAAACCTTTTGTTACAAATGGCAAAGCCTCGGTTGCTAAATCTATAAAAGCATCAAAAACAGGCTCAATAGCGGCAAAAATTCCGTTAAAGATTTTCTGAAACCCAATTAGTAAAGGCTGAAGTTTTTTAGTTGCTCTTTCCGATTGAGCAAATGCCGCAATCAATCCACCTAATGCGGCAACAAACAAACCTATACCCGTAGCTTTTAATGCCCCACCAAAAGTTTGAGTAGATACCTTTAATTTGTTTAAAGCACCACCTACCGCACCTAACGGGCCGGGTGCTGCGGATAATTGGTCTATCCAATCTCCTGCCGCTTGTTTACTACCTTTGAGTTTATCTTCTAAATCATCAATCTCATTGGTAAGCCTTTTAAAGTCCTCTGAACCAGCCGCAGTTTCCTTTAATTGCTTCTTTAATGCTTTTAATTCGCCTATCGAACCTTTGACATTCGTTTTGACATTTACATCTACGCCAACTGTCGTGTTTGCCATAACAATTTAATTAATTTAAAAGTGTCCTTCCAAGTTGTAGGCAAAATGTATTTTACTTTCACCTTTTTGTCTTTCAATAGTAGTGTGTTATGGGTAGGTAGATATTGAGATAATGCAACTTCGTTTTGTGCTTTTACGATTGACTTTTCTTGTTTAGCAATATAAATATTCAACAAAGAAAATATAGAATCACAAGCAACTGATATATTTTCATTAGTTGATATAAAATTTTCTTGTATTTTATTTACTTCCATTATGTGTATGTTAATTCAATTACTCGTAAAAATTCACATTTCGTGCTTTCGGGGTTCGTAGGGTTGTAGTCAATTACTTTATTTAATCTCCACAAGGCTCCATCTATGTATATGAGTTTGGAGAAATCTAAACCATAAATATCGGTTATTTTTAAATAGACATAACAAGTCAATAGTTTAGAATCTTTATCTGTAATCTCTGCAACATAATCACTCCAGAAACCATTAAATAAATTAGCGGTTGGGTAATTTACGGCAAGAGTAAAATAAAGTTGATTAGGTACTCCAAAATTAATATCAGATGTTGGTGCATCTGGTTCGTCTAAATGCCCAGCATATCCATAATCAGTTAAATGTGTACCAATATTTCCATTATTATTTCTTATATGCCAATTAGGAACTCCTGTTATTTTACGAATTTGCATTATTCGTAGATTGTGGTCTATCGGGTCCTCGGATTGTGTATTTTGTGTATTAGATAATTTAAATATTGTTGGGAATACTTTTGTTTGACCAGTATATCCAACTAATGGAGTAGCAGAAAATATTACTTCATTAGTTTGCTTATCATTAACAAATTCATAACCTGTATCTTCAATATAATCTCCGTAACCTTGAGAATAATGTTTCGCATAATCTTCGTTATAATAATCCACATCACTCTTATATTTAAACTCAAAATATCTTCCGTTTAATTCCGACATCGGTTTTAACTTGAAAGCCTTGCTTCTATCTATTTTTGAAGTCCAATCCAAATGCGAAGCAGAGTAATCATCTAATAATAAAAGTTCAGTTGGGTCTATCAATAATTCTTCTTCAAGGTCATTCACTTGTAAGAAGTTTGCAGTTGTAGTATAAAAATCAATAAATGGAATAATCTTTAAATGCTTATCTTTTGTAGAATCTTCTACAATATAAAGATTAAACATTTTGACAATAGAAGAAACAAAATCTTTTTGAAATATCCCCTTTGGTATAGATTGATTTATATCAATAGTATCATTATAGGCAAAATCAACAGGAATTAAACCGGGTGTTTTTATTTTTACTAAACCTTGTCCTACTTGAACAGTTAATTCAAAATCACTCGCAATATCTTGTCTAAATCTAAAACTTACTATATCATTGGTGTTTAATGATATAATTCCGGTAGATTGTAATTGAAACTCGATAGGTGTTGAACTGGTTGAACTTTCCCAACTATGTGTACCAATAATTGTTCCGTTTACTAAAATATCAAAGTGAAAAGGAATTGCACTATTTTTTTGCCAAAATAATCTAATATCTGTTTCGTATTCTCCTGTAAAACTTGCTCCTGTATATGTAAATTGAGTTGATGTTCCGTTTGGTGTATAGTTTTGAGTGAGTTCTGAAATTGTTAATGGAAATAATTTAGAAGTTCCATCTGCTTCAGTAAAAGAATAACTCGAATTTCTTCTTTGGAAATTATAATTTTTTAATCTTGAAAATGATTTTTGATTATTAGGTATTACTAATCTTTTGAATAAATTTGTGTCAAAAAAAGGTGCCTCATAAGTATAACCAGAATTAGTTATTATTTTATCTAAATATTCTCTAACAAATAAAGCAGGTCGAAAGGCTCGGAAACTCCAATCATTTTTACTATTTTGGCTTACTTGCCCATAATCAATTAATGGATAATAATACCCCATTCCCGATGCCGTAGTTCCAGATGCTTGATTCCAACTTGCAGTTATATTATCTTTTGTCCATTGATGATTATATGCACTAAAATCTAATTCTTCTAATTTACGATTATTTAATGCGGTTATAAAACCACCCAATTCGCCAAATACAACACACTCGTATTCTATTGTTCCTCTGTCGATAGTAATTTCTAAAAGGCGGATGATTCCTTTGAATACTTGAATCTTATCTACATAAATAACACAACTTGCTGATTTGGCAGCGTTAAAGTTGTAACCCACATTATCTGCTGAAGGGTTATAGAAGTTGCTTGATGTGAATTCAAAAGTGTGTCCGAATATTTTATTGTTAATTGCATTACCGGGTAAAATTATAGTTTTGGAAAAGTTAGTATTACGAGAAGCAAAATCTGTAATATCATCAATAGCATAAGTAAACTCTGATGATAAATCTTTGCTCAAATCTAACCTTGTATCTTCAATATAGATTTCAGTTATCATCTGAATTGAGAGTTTATATCGTTTCCTATGTTAATATCAAGTTCTAAATTATATGTCTTGTCGGCATATCTCTTTTTCTCTGACCAAGTATTCGTTCCGATTTGAACAGGCAAAAAGAAATTACCTCTTTCTAAATATACTTCTGGAGATGCAATTAATTCTTTAACCGCCAAATAATCTACATAACTTAACCAATTAGAGATTAACTTATAACTTAACTTTTGTCTTGTTGTGAATTGAGTAGTACCGCCATACATCACACCATAAGTATTTGCTCTTGTCATTGAAGCATCATAAACCCCATCTTTATAACCCCATTCGATTCCCTCGAAAGAACTCTTTTCTATGTTTCTTGTTTGTCTATTTACTGCGGTAAAATCAAATGAATCATACCCACCTAAACTATTTAAATAATGTAAAGTAACTACATCGTTTTGTGTGCAACTTAAATAAACTCTTGCGGTAGATTTTAAAACACCTGCAATTTTTACTTTAACATCATAATAAACAGTTGTTGAAGAAACGGCAGTTGTACCAAGATAATCGTTTACCGCTCTCGGTGAAATATCCAATAAAGCAAAGTCCTTAAAACTTACT